GGAGTCTCCTCCGCGGCCGCAGGTTGTTCGGGCTCCGTCGCTTCCGGCAGCTCACCCGTTTTGCGGAATTTCACATACCCCTTGAAGTCCTGGGGCGCGTTCGATTCCGCCGGTTCGGGCGTACTATCCGGTTGCGGCGTTTCTTCTGCTGTCATAGGTCGTTGTTGCCGCGGGTTTCCGCGGCGGCTGGCGGGGGCTCAAATGTTACCCCCGCCGCCGGCTCGCCGGGAGCGGGTCCGACAGACTGCTCCGCGGCTTCCCCTGTCGCCATGGCTGCGATCTGCGCTTTCAGCATGGCGAGTTCCTCACGTAGCAGATTGATGTTTTCCGCCGACGTCAGCTTGGCCTCGCTCGTCACCAGCTCAACCTGCGCCTTGAGCGCGGCCTGGCGGTCGGACGATTCGATCTTCGCCTGGTTCATCCGCTCTTCGGACTCGATCTCGAGTTGCTTGGTCCGCAGCTCCTCGGTGAGTTTCTGAAGCTGCTGCGTCATCTCGTCGATCTGCATCGCCATCTGCTGGTTCTGCTGGGCGAGAAGCTGCTGCGGCTTGACGTCGGGCTGCTCCTGCAATGCCGGCGGCAGCGTGCGCTTGAGGCGTTCGGCGATCTTGTCAGCGCCCTTGAAATTCAAATTCTCGAAGATGATGTCGCCCGCAACCTGCATAAGCGGTGGATACGCCTGCGCGAGCTGCGTGAGCATCTCGCTCGCTTTTTCCTGATCGGTTTTCCAGTTCGGCCCAACTTTCAACCTCACGTCGTATTTGGCGGCCGTCAGATCGTACAGTCGCGGGAACTGGTTCTCGTCCACGTGCTGCTGGTTGACCTTGACGATCTTCTCCTGCATGTCCTCGCCGAGGATTCTGACTTCCCTGGCGGTGTCGTAGATCTTTGGGATCAGATCGACCAGGATGTTTCCGGCGTGCAAGATCGCGCGGTTCAAATTGTCGATGAAGTGGAAATTGGAGAGCCCGCCCTGGCTCTGCCGTTGCCGGATCGCCACGCCTGACGTCTCGTTGCTCATCTGGCCGAGCGAGGCGTCGTAAATGTTGGTCGTGGCCTTGATGTCGTCACTGGCCTGCGCCGCGCCAATCGAGAGGGCTTGAATCGGGGGCTCTGCCAGGTTGCGCTGGGGCGGCGGCGCCGGGTTGCCGGCGATGTCGAGCGGCTCGTACTCGAGGAAGGCCCACGGGATGGTGTTCGCGGTCGCCCAGCGCGTATCTTTGAAGATGCCTTTCACTCCGACCCACGGCGCCTTCGTTCCGAGCATCACCGTCTCGGCCTCGGAGCTGCGGTAGAAGTTATAGAGCTTCTGCGGGTCGCGGGCAAACCGGATCAGCGAGAACACATGCCGCTTGGACTCGATGTACATCTCCTCGCCGCTCACGAGCAATATCGGGATGTACTGCCCCTTCCACTCCGTTCTGTCGAGGATCTCGACTCCGTTGATGCGGCACATCCGGACGTGCCGGATTTTGTCCATGCGTTCGATGCGCTTGCCGTCCTCGTCGGTCGCGAACTCAATCCCCAACGGCAGCTCGCCGGCCAGCTCGTCCTCGTACACCGCCGTTTTCCTGCCATCCGGCCAGTGGATGCCGATGAGTTTCTTTTCCTCGATCTCGACGTACCAGTAGCGCGCGATCTGCACGCCTTCTTTGCCTATCCACTCGGGCGCCGGGTTCACGCCGCCGGCGTAGAAGTTCGCCTTATTGACTTCGGAGTCTCCAAACTCAGAGGCGTATTCCTCACGGGAGAGCCACTCGAGTTCGACGGCCCACGTCGCATCCGACTTGTCGGCCTGCTGCGCGAACGGGTCCATAAAGACGCTGAACGGGTTGGTGATGCGCTCGATTCGCAGCTCCTGGTCGAACGTCTTGTTGCTGCAATACTTCGTGACGATCTTGAACGCGCCGATCGCGCCCTTCGTCGTCTGTTCGATCACCGTGGCGTACACCTGTTCGGCCTGCGAGGCGTGCGCGATGTGGCGCAGCATCCCCTCGATGACCGCGGCGGTGTCGGCGTCTCCGCTCGAGTCCACCGGCAGCGCCTCGAGGCCCGGTTTGTTCATCCGAACCTCGTTTGCCACCATGTTCAGCGGGCCGGTGAGTTTATTGAACGTGAGGCACGGCCGCTTGCCGCCCTGCCCGACCGAGTTGCGGCGCTGCTCGTCTTCGGTGTCCCACTGCTGGCCCGCGGCGAATTGCAGGTCGATCAGGGCCTCGGCGCGGATCTCCTGCTCGGCGGTCTGCGCGAGCTTCAGTCGCGCCTTGCAGGTCGCTACGAGTTCGTCGTCGGAGGTCTTACGCGCCATCCATCATGTCTCCGAGCGATCGCGTCGGCTTTCGCTTGGATTTGCCTGCGGTGTCGAGCGCGATGGCGACGGCCTGCTTCTGGCTTTTGCCCGCCGCCCGTTCGGTCTTGATGTTCTGGGCGACGACCGCTTTCGACGCGCCTGGTTTCAACGGCATTGCGCCCTGGCCTGTTCGATCAGCCGCCGGACGTCGCCCGTGACGAGCTTGATCCCGTCGCGCGCCGCGGCCGCGTCGTAGCTTTCGCCCTCGAGCGTTCGTTCCAGCCACTCGACGAACGCATCGAAGCGGCCCTCGATGGATTCGAGTTCGCGGACGGTCAGGTTGTCCATTTATCCCTGCGGGTTGTCCATGAGCAGCGAGTGCCACTCGGGCTCGGGTCCGGCCCCGTCGCAGTAGTTAAGGTAGTCCACCACGGCCTGCCCGACGTCCGGCGGAATGCGGCCGTTCGGAAAGTGGGCGACTTCGTTGAGGATGCTCGCCAGTTGATCCTCAACGAAGTCCTTTTCCGGGAGGAACACGAGGACCATTTCGCGCCACGTCTTTGTGGCGTCCAAGCCGGGATTTTTGCCTTCGTAGTATCGCTGTGCCATTTTTCACCCCATCCAACTTCCTGCGCCGCCGCCGTACCGCCCGCTCTCCCGCTCCTCCGCACTTACCGGCGGAACGTGGGCGGCGAACGTCAACGCCAGCGCGTCACCGCGGTCGGGCGATGCCACGCCGCGCTTCGCCATCGATTCCTTCGACTCGATCACGAGCTGGTCCGAGCGGTTCAGGTGCGAGCCAGGCGCGGTCAGGTCCGTCTCGAGAACCACGTCATCCACCGGGATCGCGCCTCGCTCGAGCCACGCCTTCATCCGCTCCCACATGTACGCGCGCATGTTCGCCTGGTGCCTGTCGGGAGACGGCGCCCCGAAGTTGACCTCTTGAATGTTGTCGAAGCGCGTCCGCAGGCGCTCAACGTAGGGGGCTCCGTACGCGGAATCAACGAACATCATGGACACCCGGTGTCCCGGCCGCTTGTCGCCGAGGATCTCGGAAAGTTTCGCGAGGATGGCGCTGCGTTCCTGCGAGTGCTCGCCGGGGATGGCGATCGGCGGGATCGACCGGGCGTCCAGCCCGCGGCGGAACCAGACGATATTCCACGCCTGGCCGCCTCCGCTCACGTCGAAACCCGCCACCAGCGGGTCGTCGGGGAATGATGCGGCCGCCCGCACCTTCGCCGCATCTACACGATCCTGGTCGATAAACTGGAGATCGCCGGCCCGCGGAGCGATGCCCTTGACGCGCACGCGGACGAAGTCCGAGTCCTCGCCATAGTCGGCGATCCACTGGTCGATCGTCCCCTTGTTCGTGAATCGGCTTTGGCGCGAGTCGATGCACCGGACGTTCCACCGGTCCCGCGCCTTGCCGAAGCACACCTCGTAGAACCGGCCGGACTTGCGGGCCGGCTGGCCCCATGCGAACCATAGCGGCTCACCGTCTGTCAGACCGCCTTGTGCGACGTCCCAGATGCCGTCGGGGATGTGGCTCGCCTCGTCGAACATGTACCAGCTCGAGCTGGTGCGCGCGTGCTGGCCGGCGAACGACTGCGCGTTCTCCTCCTTGCAGGTCTGAGCAACGCATTTCCAGTCCTCGGGGCTCGTGCGCGAATAGATGCCGGCGGCCCTGATGTGAAACCAATGCGCCGTGATCGACATCCGCATCCACTTCTGGATGGCGGCCCAGGTGCGGCTCTCGAGCTGCGGGTAGGTGTTCGCGGTGACGGTGCCGATCGAGTACGGCCTGGTACTCAGTACCCAGCAGGCAATCATCGCGCCCAGCGTCGACTTGCCCGTGCCGTGGCCCGAGCTGGCCGCCATCAGGATCGGCGCTACCGGATCCTGGCCATTGAAGCGCCGCTTCGCGACTTCGCGCCCGAGGTCGAGCAGGAACTGCTGCTGGATCGGGTCGGGGCCGGGTTCCTCGGCCAGGGGCGTATGCGGCTCGCCCCACGGGAACGCGAACTTCACGAAGCCCAGAGGATTGGCGTAGAACTGAGCAATCTGCTCGGCGAGTTCAACGTCAACTGGCGATGCTGCCGTCATTCGGTGTCATCTCGAGCAGGCGCTTCCGGCCGGCCTGCAACCGATCGATGATTTCGAGCGAGCCCGTTACCTGCGTTTCGGTGCGCTCCCGGTAGAGCGCCGGGCGGTAGCGCTTCAGAAGAAGCGTCATGAGTTGGCTGTCGTACTCGGTGTCGTAGAGCGTCTTCCGCCCGATCTTGATCGGGCGCCCCTGATGCGTCCGCACCCGCTTGACGCCCTCGACGGCACGGCGCACGGCTTCGTCCTCGAGCGTCTGTGCGGCCTGGTCCTGCACCATCTCCCACGCGTTGCGGTAGACAACGTCAGACTTCAGCCATTGGTAGTGCAACTTCGGGCTGATCCCTGCGGCCTTCGCAGCTACTGTGATGCTCACCGTGTCCGCAAACGTGAAGACGAATTTCGGCTGCTTCGGGTGGCCGCATTCGCGAGTCCCCGTCAATGCCTGCCACGCGGCGATCATGGCGCGCTTCCGCAGGAAGCTCTCGTTCTTTTTCGATTTGGAGACTTCAGGCACGCTTCAGCTCCCAGACCCGCGGGGGGTTGGTGTTCGTCTCGTGATCGTGGATCAGGGACTGCGGGTTGCCGTGGCCGCGTCGGGCCTGGTGGTCATCGCCGAAGCTCAAGAGGTTGATCTGGACGACGCGGCCGTCGCGCCGGCGCACCACCTCGGCGTTCGGCGCCCGCTCGAGGGCGCACGCCCGGTGCGAATCGACAAGCTCCATGCCGTAGCGGGAGTAGACCGGGGTTTTATCGGGGAAGGATGCGGGCGTAAATCACCCAACGAGGAAGAGCATCCGTCTATTCTTTGGCACTGCCTGTGGCCGGACGGGCGGCCGATGTGAAAACGAAAACCTGAACTGTTGGTTTAGTGTATATTCACGTTGCAATGACAGTCAAGGAGTTGACTTACCCCGCCTCGCCGCGCACGGCGAGGTTGGGTCATTCGGAGAACTTCACCCACTGGATTCCGCCGAGGCTGAACTTGGCGCCATAGCGGTTGTCGAAGACGAGAACCTCGGCGTCGAGCCCCGTCAGCTTTCGCCCGCGCAGATCCTTCAGGTGCGGCGTCTGCGGCAGCGTGTCCAGGTCGCTCCAGATTGCTCCCGGCTTTTCCTCCCCGATGTCGACCTCCAGGGCGAGACGCTGGCCGGGTATGTCCGTCGACGCCGCATTGATCATGACTATCCAGCCACCCTCCAGCCGCAGGACGAGGGTCTTCCCCTGCGGGAGAATCCAAGCCCGGTACACCCGGCGTCCGATGAGCGGTTGCAGCTTCGGCGGAATTCCGTCCTCAACTCGGAAAAATTCTTGGGTCATTGCTTGCTCTCGTCGATATAGGCCCGCTCGATATAGGCCCGCGTCTTCATTTGATCGCGCGAGCCTTGTTCGAGGAACGGCAGGGCCTCTTCCATCGTGGGGAATCGCGTCGGCCGGTCTTCATAGATGAGCTTCTTCGACCCGCAGATACCGCACCACGGGTTCAA